CTGGAAATGGGGGAGGCGGGATGGAACTCCCGCGCCGTCAACCCCTCGTCCGGGGCGTGCGGGCTACCTCAAGCGCTGCCCTGTAGCAAGTTGCCGAACGGGGTCGGTACGCCGATCGGCGGGCAACTCACTTGGATGCTCGACTACATAGCCCGGAACTACGGGTCACCTGCCAAGGCTTACGCTGCCTGGCTTTCGCGCTCGCCGCACTGGTACTGATCAACGGGAAGCACCTCCCAAATTTGGGAGGTGCTTCCTTGGTAGGGGAGAGACTTTGCACGTCGATGTGCTAGCTGCAACGCTCGTCAATGAGTACGTGATGCGTAGGGCCTACGGGTACGAGGTGTTCGAGGGCGAGGAGCAAGCGACCGACCTTGACGCGCTCGGGGAGGCTGCGGGGCGCATCTGTTACAAGTCCTTCGGCCGGAAGAATGCGGCGACGGCCGCTAACCCTGACTACCTCGCGAACATCATCGCTCAAGGGCATTTCAGCGTCATGGAACATGCGTCTGCGACGTTCCTTGTCCGGGGCGTAAGTCGGGCGCTCCTAACGGAGTTGACGAGGCATCGGCACTTGAGTTTCTCGGTCGTGTCTCAGCGATACGTCGACTACAGCGCTACGCGGCCCGTGATACCTCCCGCCGTCGTCGAGGTGCCCGGGATGGCTGAGCACCTTGAGCGCGAGTATGACCGTGCCGTCAAGGCGTATGAGGACTACGTCGAGACGCTGCGGGGGAGAGGGCTAAGCCGTAAGGCTGCGAGGGAAGCGGCGCGCGCAGTGCTGCCGAACGCTGCCCCGGTCGACATGATCGTTACCGGCAACCTGCGTGCATGGCGCGATGTGCTCGGCAAGCGTTGGCACGTAGCGGCTGACGCTGAGATCCGAGAGTTCGCCGGGCTCATCCTCGGCAACCTGAGGCGACTCGCCCCGGGAAGCGTGCAAGACATTCCGACCGAACCTTACGGAGGCTGACCTATGCTCGATGACGTCTACTACACCCCAGAAAAGTTCGGCCTCACGATCATTGGTGACGTCGACACGGCAGGCTCGTATGCGTTCTACATGTTGGCCGTATGGCAGCGTGACGAGGACGGGGCCCTTTTCTGGCAGACCGATAGCGGGTGTTCCTGCCCGTCGCCGTTTGAGGACGTGTACAGCGTTGAGGGTCTGAATCCGATAACCGACGCTGCGGCATTCGCCGCTGAGGCACGCAAGTGGTTGCGTGAGCAGTACAAGCCGGGCGCGAATGATCGAGACGCCGTTGAGCGACTCATCCGAAAGGTGCGTGAGCGTGAGCGTAAATCCCTTTAAGCCCTTGACGCGCGATCAGGTTTCCGTGCTCGTCGATATGGTCGCCGAATGGCGCGACAAAGACCGGCATGCGGAGCTTGAGCACGAGCGAGGCTATGACGCTGAGCAACTCGACGCCTTTTACGCGCTAGCGGCCCTCGTCGACGCTGAGGCCCGTAAGCGCCGGATCACTTACTTCTAGGGGGCCCGTTGACCGACCGTCCAACCTGGGACGCGTACTTTCTCGCCGGTGCAGCATGGGCAGCGACTCGCGCCGACTGCACCCGGGCTCAAGTGGGTGCCGTCCTCGTGAACGGTGCCAACGAGGTACGGGGGACCGGTTACAACGGTGCTCCGCCCGGGGTGCCCGGTTGTGCCTCAGCGGGTGCGTGCCCGCGCGGAAAGCACACGCGCATGCCGTTGCCTAACCTGGTGGGGCTGCATAACTGCCTATGCGGTAAGGGGTGGCCATGCCCGGATGCGGTCGAGCCGGACAGCGACTATGCGAACTGCGTGGCCGACCATGCGGAGCGCAATGCCATTCGGCACACTCCGCCGGGTGAGCTAGTCGGCGCAACCCTGTACGTCACGCGCGAGCCGTGCCCGGGGTGCTGGACGCTGATTCGGGCGTGCGGGATTCAGCGGGTTGTGACACCCATCACAGAGTACGAGCGTCCATGAGGAACACCCCCGGTACCCGCCGGGGGTGTTTTTATGCCCTCTGACCTGCGATTATCACTCTCCGAAATGCCGGCGGCAACGCTCTGTAATGTGACGCGCACCACACTGAGGACCTCCCAAATTTGGGAGGTGGTGTGTATGGTGGCCACATCGTTTTGAACCGAGGGAGGGGCGGAAATGATCCGTCATCAGGAAAACGTCAAGTGGGCCGACGACGTCCGGGCCGTCAAGGACGGCGACACGTACATATTTGAGATCGACATCACCACCATGGGCGGGATCGGCAAGACCCTCAAGATCCGTCACACCGACGTCGTCCAACTGTTCTCCCTCATCGCCGGTAGCGTCCAGAACATCCCCCAAGAGGAGCGGGACGCGAGTTTCAAGGCGTGCATGCAGCGCAAGATCGAGGCACGCAAGGCCATCTCGTCTTGATCTTGTGATATGGTTCTCTCGTAACAACAACTCCAGAGAGGCGCCAAATGAGCGAGCACGACGAACTTGCGGCACTGACTCAGCGCGTGGATGCGGTCGACCGTAAGGTTGGCCACATAGAGGCGGTAAACGCGATGAACACAGCACAGGTTCTCACCTCACTCGATTCGTTCCGGACGGCCGTACATGCTCAGCTCACTGATCTGAGGACGGACGTAAAGGAACTTAAGACCGGTCAAGCTCAGATCATCGCGATGTTGAGCCAACTGATCGGGAAGGACGCCAGCAAGTAACCAGGGAACCCCTCGCTACGGCGGGGGGTTTCTTGCGTGTCACCTCCCAAATTTGGGAGGTGGGTTGTATGGGGGCGCGGCACCGTGCTTTACTGGTGGCACACCAAACGAACGGAGCAAGACAGTGAACGCACGGCCCAAGACCAAGGCAGCGAGGAACATCAAGGCGGGGGAGTGGCTGGAGTTCGGCGGGCTCGCCTACCTCGCGGGGAGGCCGAGCGCAGACGAGGAAACAGTCTGGATCCCTCTCGGGTACGGGGGCGTGGAACTCCGGCCCAACGCGCGAGTGAAGATGCACTACGAGGACTGACAGAGAACCCCCGGGAAACCGGGGGTTTTTTGCTGCCTGGAGCACCTCCCAAATTTGGGAGGTGGGTTGCGCGGGGGAGTGGCAGCGTGCTTAGATCTGCACATCGGCCGGAACACCGGCCCTCACCAAGGGAGTCACCATGAACGCCGCGACCGTCACCTACGTCACCGCGACCGCCGTTGTCTCTGCCAACCGGGGTGCCTTTACCGTCCGGGACCTCAGCGCGCAGATCACCCGCCGATCGCTCAAGTCGGGCGCCGTCCGTGTCCGTATCACCCTCTCTGAGTTCCGCTCGGCCAAGGTAACCGTCACGGCGACTGAGTTCCGTGACCTCCCGCGCGCTGAGGCTGACGCGCTGTTCGACGCACAGATAGAGAAGTGGAAGACTGCGGCCCTCTGAGAGCCTTGCAGGGTCGGGGTGGGTACACGGTCCACCCCGGGCCCGTTTGGCGCTCAGAACGGCAAGGAGAGGCTTTTGAACGAGGAACTCAGACCCGGTGTCCGCGTGCACAACTGGGAGTACGACTACAACGGCAAGCCCGTGCGCAAGATCGGCCCCGGGCGCTGGCTTGTTGAGACCGATCGAGGGGTGCCGGTCGAGGCGGATGAGCACCACCTTGAGGTGATCGAGGGGGAGTGAGCTAGGCCACACGGGATTCACCTACCAAATTTGGGAGGTGGCTTGCGTGTGGCTACGCCATGCCCTAACGTCTTCCTTGTCAGCAAGGAACGCAGCAAGGGGAGCGGCAATGAACATCACGGCAACCGAGACAAACGGCAAGCACTCCGCGCGGGTGAGCGCCGGTGACGCCGTGCTGTTCGTCACTCCCGCTTACTACACTGCGGAGATGGCAACCAGCGCCGCGCGGTGCTGGGTTGCATTCCACGGAGAGGCCACGAAGATGCCCACCTACACGATCGCGTACGACCCTATCGACGCTGCGGGAGGTCGCCGGGCCATCGGTCGCTCGACCAACGGAAAGCTTGTCGTAACGGAGTACGCCACGAAGGAGGATGCTTGGAAGGCTGTACAGCAGACGTCCTACAACGAGCCCGTGACCGTCCTTGAGGACGGCGAGCCGGTCGCCTCGTTCTACTGGCTGTGGGCCGGTGAGGAGCAGGTGCCGGGCAAGCGGAACATGGTTCGGCGAGTCTCGAACCTGTGCAAGTGGACGAGGGCCGGATGGACGCCGACCGGAGTGCAGGCGGTAGGCACCGGGAAGTTCAGGTTCGTACGGGTGGCCTAGGGGTCACGAGGGGCACCTCCCAAATTTGGGAGGTGCTCTTTTTTGCATTTAAGCTACCGCTCAGTAACAAACACGGTTCGGCAATGCCGAATGTCGATCAGCCGACAGGAACTTTGCTGAAAACTTTATAAACGGCGTTGCTAATGCTCTGACCTGCACATACGCCCGCTCGCACCTGTGTGAAGGCTGTGTGAACGTCGGTAACGGACTCATGTACTCCGCTTACTGTTGCTTTACCCACCGTGGGTTTGATCTGAAAGGTAGGGGCGTCCCCATGCGCACTCTGCTGAAAGCCGGAATTCGCGTTCCGGCATACGTGCCAACCATCGGCCTCCACGTGCAAGTTTCGTCGCCGATGACAGTCACCAACAACTGGCACTGGATGCCTCTCGATGGGTGTGCGCCGCATGCCGTCGAGGTGGTCCACACCCGCCACGAGCTAGAACGTGTCCTGCTGTCGTACGGCCCGTGGGTCGCAACGATGCTCGTACGCGCGTCCTCGTCCCCCCGGTTTCGCATCATGGCCCGTGGTCTGTTCACGGGTCGCCTGCTCGGGCAGTACGCATGGACATGGAACCCCTTGCACGGCCAGTACGAGGCCGAGCCCGAACCCTGGATCGTCTGGAGTAAGTCATCGAGTACCAACCCATCAGCGCCCACGTTCCCGGGCTACACGCTGAGCGGCCTCAGCCGGTACGCGCGCGCCGTCCTAGGCGAGCAGACACAGGGACTCCCACGCTTGGGTATCGAGCTGCGGAGCACCGTCCGCCCGCTGGACGCGATTCCGGAGCAGATACCGCACGTCCGAGACAAGGAGGATGTGCCGCACGAGGACGCGTTGCCTGATCTGTACGGCCTCCCGTCGGGCGAGGCGGCATAGGCCCCATCGAGGGGCTACGGGGGCCCTCAGGGGCTCCGTGAGAGGTGTTGGGGAGTGGAACCCGTAGAGGCCGCTACGGGGCCACAGAGAGGCGCACATAGCCCGTTGGGTGCCCGGTAGGCTCCCTGGTATGGATGACGAGATGGACGTAATCAGCCCGCCCAAGATCAAGACTTTCAGCGACACGGCGGAGTTGCTGGCCAAATTGGAGGGCCGGGCGGCGATGTGGGAGCGCGTAGCGCGGGAGAACAAGGAACGCGCCGAGGAATTCGAACGCGCCGCCCGAGAGATCAGGGACGGCGCATCAACCGTGGTTGTAGGGCGTACAACCTACGTGTTGGGGGAGTAGCCTGATTCAACTAGTCCGGTAACGGACCGGACCTGACGTCGAGTTAGGACAACCGAAAATGCCAGTCAGCGGACAGCGTGAAAGCGCTGAGAATGTCGCTGCATCCGAGCTCACCGGCCCGGAGCAAGTGACATTTGATCAAGGTCGGTGGGCTTTTTGCGTGCTCGGGGCAGGTGCCGCATGAGCGAATTCCTGGTCATCAAACTCCCCGATGTCGGCGCCCTAGTGCTCGACACAGCGACCGGAAAGACCGGCCGGTTCATGGGGGAGTGGTGCGGGCAAGCCATGCTCCGCCCCGATGGCGGTGGCCAAGAATGGTCGGCGCTCCCCGGGCAGATCATCCCGGTCGGGGAGGCAGCGTGAACGCCGGACCCACCATGCCGAACGAGGGTTACACAGCGGCATGGGCGGCGTACATCGAGCACGTCAAGCCCTTGCAAGAGGGTGCCGCGCCGTGTCACATCTGCGTCCGCGCCGCCGGGCCTAATGAGGGTTGCAGTCTGGGCCGAGGGCTCTATGGCGCCTACCGGCTCGCGAGGATCGGCAAGCCCATAGCGGCAGGCTGAACAGAAGGGAGCCCCGGGGTGCCCCATGACACCCCGGGGCTTGCAGCACACCGTAAGCCCCGATCGGGATCCCCGCCCGTCGGGGCTTTCTGCTGCCCGCCGACAACTACCCCCTTGCATCATGGTTTCTTCGAAATCCGTGAAGAAAACGGGTAGTCTCCCTACAGCACGTCTGACCAGGGGAGGAACCATGCAACGCGCCGACTACCAGGGGCTCAAGGCACTTGGCTTCGAGGATGAGGAGCTAGCCGCGCTCGGCCTGCTCGCGGTGGCTACGGCGCCACCCGAACGGCTGGTAGAAGCGTACTTGCGCCGCAGCAAGAAGCGCGAGGATCTTGCCACCATGCGGCAGCACCTCCGCGACATCTGCCGCCATCGCTGGCCGGACGGCTACCAGATCCGACACGTCTGGTTTGAGCAACTGTCGGCGTCCAAGCTCTACGTCCGGCGCCCAGAGTTCGAGAAAGCCACCCAAGCCGTTTTCGATGGCAAGTCCAAGACCCTCGCGTTCTGGAAGACCGACCGGTTCGACCGGCGAGGCATGGGTGCGGTGGGCCGCATGCTCGACGAGTTCGACCGTCGGCGCGCTGGCCTCGTGAGCGTCACTGAGGGGCTCGACAGTCGGCAACAAGGCGCCCGAATCGTCTTTGCCATCCTCAGCGAACGGGCGCGCGAGGAAGCCAAAGACATCGCCCTCCGCGTGAACACCGGCCTAGCCGCACACCGGCATGAGGGACGGCGCGGGACTGGACTGCCGCCGTTCGGGCTGGCAAGCCCTAGGCTCGCCGACGGAAAGGCAAGCGGACTGGTCGCCCACCATCCCACCGAATACCAGAGTGCCCGCCGACTCGCCGATTTGCTGCTTGGCAAATGGGTCAACGAGGAAGGCAAGCCGGGCGAGAAACTCTCGGGGAATTCCGCCGCAAAGCAGATGAACGCCGAGGGACACCGACTGCGCACCGGCGCGCTATTCACCGCATCCTCGGTAAGTCGAATTGTGCAGAGCCCGCTATGGGGCGGGATGGTGCCGTTGACCGAAAGAGTTCAGGACGAGCACGGGAACCCCACAGGTAAATGGAAGTCCACCCATGAGCCCCTGCTCGACGCAAAAGGCAACGCAGTCCAGTGCGGAGAGGGAGTAGTCACCCCCGGGGAGTGGTACGCGATCAAAGCAGGCTTCGCCGAACGCACCTCGGAGGGCGACGCGCACAGCGGATCAATGCGCGGACGGCGCGCGGCTGAATACCTGCTCACCAGCATTGTGAAATGCCGTCTCTGCAACGGGTGGATGCGCCACCATCGCGGCTACTACCGGTGCGCCACATGGGCCAGCAAGGGACCGGCGTTTTGCAAGGGGACCACTACCCTCGGCCCCCGGCTTGAGTTCGCCGTCTGCGAAGCGTGGGTGCGACACGTCACGGCGCTAGAGCCCGACGACGTCGTCCTACACGACATCGCACGCCGCTGGCTGGCCTACGCGGACCCTGAAACGCAGGTCGAGCGGGAACATGCCCGTGCGGCGCTGAAAGCAGCTCAGGAACGCGTACAGAAGTTGGAGGATGACTACTACATCCACGGGAAGATGACCGAGGAGCGATACGAGGAACTCAGCGAACGGCAGCGCGCCACCATCGACACGATGAACGCCAAGATTGAGGCGCTGAGCGAGGGTGGCAACCTGGGGGCCCTCATGGACGGCGAGCTACTACGGGAGGCGTTCAGCGGCGAGCACACGTCCCTGAGCGATCGGCGCATGTTGCTGCGGAGTGCGCTCAAGGCTGTGTACGTGGCACCCGCCAAAGGTCGAGGTGATCGGACACCCATTGAGCAGCGCGTTGACTATGACTGGGTGACCACGGGCGAGCGCGTCTAGCCAGTAACCAAGTGATTACACAACGCTACTGAGCATCTGATGTGACCTGTACCACATAAAGACCCCCGATCGGAGCAATCCGGCCGGGGGTTTTTGCGTTTCCGTTACATTCGGCATGACGAGGGCCGCTCCGTGGCGTTCAGCGCGGTGCGTCTGACCTGCGATTGATGATGGAATGACGATTCTAGATGTGTTTTCACATTCCCTATAGAGAGTCTTAAGGGAAACAGAAAACGAGGTCCGTTTCGGAATACCATCATGCGCCCCGCTGGCCGAGGGATAGAGCCTCCCTCTCTAATGGTCAGTGAGGGGCGGGAATCCCGCGCAAACATAAGCGGCGGTCTGAGGCCCCTTCCCTCACCCCGCATCGCTCCCAAGCGGCTATCTCTCCGGCCCATGGTTCTGAGCGATGCGGGACAAGGGTACCTAGCTCAATCGGTAGAGCGTCCGGGTGAAATCCGGAAGGTTGGCGGTTCAACTCCGTCGGTCCCCACCGTGGCCCCCAAGCTCGATGGCGAGCAACCCCGTAGAGCGGGGGAGGATGGTTCGACTCCATACGGGGCTCCTGGTCACTTAGCCCAACGGTAGAGGCAACGGTCTTAGGCACCGTTCAGTGATGGGTTCGAATCCCTCAGTGACTACTTAGCACCTCCCAAATTTGGGAGGTCAGTTCCACATGTGCAACGCTCGCTTGAGGCGCGCCGGATCGTGGCCGAGGATTCCTAGCCCACGGTTGCAGCTCTTGCAAATCCAGCCGAGGAGCGTTTCCCCGTTCCCGGTATACGGGCTCAACACCTCCCCTTCCTTGCCGCATACTCCGCACGGCTGTTGTCGCAGCGCTAGGAACTCATCGACCGTGACGCCTAGCTTCCGGGCGTGCGCTGCAATCTTCTGGTCACGTCGCCAATGCGGATCCTCGGCGGTGCGCTTAGCGTCGGCATCCCGTTTCTCTGCGGTCCGGCAAGCCCGGCATGTTCGATGCCGTCCGCTGAAATCACTGAGTGGCTTGCCCTTACCGCATACCGGACATTCCTTGGTTTCCATAACCGGGCATTGTACCACTGTCAAGGGGGGTACCCGTGCCTTTCAATATGTGTCCTAGACACAAGCGGCTATACCCCCTCGGTACGGAAGGGTGCCCCCTCTGTGTAGCGGGTGCACCGGGTGCCCGGCGGTATGCCAGCAAGAGCACGCGTACCGCTGGCCGGTATGACTGGGCATGGCGTAAGGCAAGGGCTGAGGCCATCGAGCGTCAGCCTTACTGTTCGTGGTGCGGTCGGACCGATGACCTAACCGGCGACCACATCACGCCGCTGAGTCGAGGTGGGACCAACGAGCCTGGCAACGTCAGGGTGTTGTGTCGCTCATGCAACAGCCGACGAGGTAACCGGTAACGGTATGTCACTGAGTCTGCGAGTCGCATCGACACAGGGTGACACCCTCGGCTCGATGACCTGCTGATCGTCCGAGCCCGCTGAGGCCGGAAGCCCTGAGAGGCTCTGTGAGCGCCTGCCAGCATCGGCCCCTACCTGGGACCCTCGCTCGCTCTGTGAGGCGCTCAGAGGCGCCGTCAGAGGGGTATGGGGGCCATCCTGGGGGGTAGGGGGAGGTCGAAACTTGAACGGCTCCCCTTCTGGCACCCCCGCCTTCCCCTCGGATTAAACGCGCGCAGGTTCGCCCGAACTCGTGGGAAACCTCAAGGTCAGCGATTCGCCGCGCATTTTCGCGCATCTCTGCGCATCTTCCAGCATGAGCACGCACGGAGCACGGAATCTAGTTTCCCCCGGGGGTGAAAATGGCCAGTGGACCACCGCCCAAGCCAACTGCGCTCAAGGCGCTTGCCGGTAACCCTGGTAAGCGAGCCCTCAACGGCGCTGAGCCTCGACCTTCGGCTGATATCCCGGAACCCCCGGTCACTCTCAAGGGTGAGGGTCGCGCTGAGTGGCGCAGGATCGTCCCCGAGCTAGCCCGACTAGGACTTGTGACCAAGGTTGACCGCGCTTACCTCGTCGCCTACTGCTCGGCGTGGGGGATCTTTGAGGCCGCACGCGTTGCCATGGCTGAACATGGGCCACTCGTCAACGGACGTGACGGCAACCTCGTCAAGAATCCCGCCGCGCAGATCATGCGTGACGCTGCGGATTTGATGATCAAGTTTGGCGCTCGTTTCGGCCTCTCGCCGAGCGACCGCACGCGATTGGCTATCAGCCCGACCGACGAGGACGGCGCGGATGCTGACGTGATCAGGCTACTTAGCTAGGGGGACATTTGAGCAACGTCTATCAGGTCTATGTGAACAAGGCCGAGCTAAACCGGAGCGCTGTTATAACGCTCGACAGCAATTCCTACCGTAGTGGTCGGACGGATGCGGCGGTGCATGCACTCGCCGATGCCTTTGAGGCCGACCTCGTCGACATCCCCGACTACTCGACGTTCACGCCGACACGCTCTGTGCAGTACATCACCGATGTCGTAACCGCCGAGGATGTTCCGCGACTGTAGGGAGTGACCTCCCAAATTTGGGAGGTGCTCACTTGCTACCGGTGTCGTCATACGGGCCGGAAGAACCGCTAGAGGGGTTCTTCCGGTACGACGAAGCAAAGGCCGATCACGCCGTTGCGTTCATCGAGCGGCTGATCGTCCACACCAAGGGACGTCACGCGGGCGCCCCGTTCATCCTTGAAGAGTGGCAGAAGGAAGAGATCGTAAAGCCACTGTTCGGCACGATGATGTGGGATGACCAGTACCACGAGCACGTAAGGCAGTACCGAGTTGCATGGTGCGAGATGGCACGCAAGAACGGCAAGTCGGAATTGCTTTCAGCGTTCGCGCTACTTGGCCTCGTCGGCGATTTTGAGGAGTCGGCTGAGGTTTACTCGGTCGCTGCTGACCGTGATCAGGCTGGATTGGTTTACAGCACCGCTAAGCGGATGGTTGAACTATCGCCGATCCTCAGCAAGCGACTAGAGATCATCGACTCGCGCAAGCGAATCATTGATCGCAAGACGAACAG